CATATACAGTACAGATTACAAAATCAGATGGAAGTAAATTAGTTATTGGTAAATATAATTCACCTACTGAAGCAGAAAAATATATTACTTGGTATAAAACAGGTAATATGAGTAAGACTAAATCAGTTAAAGTAATTAAAGAAGATAGTGGATATTTACAAAGTAAAATGAACGACAAACAAATTGCTAACATTAAGAACGTATGGAAGAATAAAAAAGCAACAGATGTAACCGACGCTGTTAGACAAATGATTAAGAGAATGGACATACCTACACAACTAGCAATTAAACACGCAGACATACCACACATATCAAAATTAGTTGAAATTGCTACTCACGGTGCAGGTCCTAGACTAACTTTTGAAAGATTGTGGTCACAGCATAAACGAGGAGATAAATAGTATTATGGCATATTTAAAACAAAAACCAGGCAGTATTGAGGATGTGGTATATAAACATCAAGCGAAGTATAAAGAAGAAGGTTATAAAAAGAAATTCGCTGAAGCATTAAAAAATACTATGGGTGGTATTGGTTCAATGACACCTAAAGAAAAGATAGCATTTTTTAATAAAGTAGAAGAAGAATGGAAACCTTCTACAGGAAAACACGCTGATGAACAGTTAATGAAAGACTTTATTGACAAAGGTGGTAAAGTAGAAAAGATACCTGAAAATAAAAGAGCATATAATGGCAACAGAATCAAACCTCATTTAGCAAACGACAAGAATTTAGCAAGACAAGAAGCAATGTCAGAAGAAACCATTACTGAAAAAGATGGTGCAAATACTTCATCAAGACAAGGTAGTCGTTCCAGAAATGCTAAGAAAAAATATAGATTAGGTTATAGAGTTGCTGAAAAACAACCTAAAGGCAATGATTTAGAAGAAGAATTACCAAGACAACTTAAAGACCCTAAAAAAGAAACAATGGTTTCTAAACACGGTAAGACTATAGTAATAGATAAGTCTAAAGAAAAAGAATATCTAGCAAAAGGATGGAAACTTGCAGAAGGATATGATACAGATACACCTTTTGCTATTTCAGGTGTAGAGTCACAAAGACCTACAGAAATTGCTGAAACGATTGACGCAGGCGAAGTATCTAAAATGGCTGACAAGAAAAAAGAAGTTAAGTTTAGTACAGCAAATGTATCTACTACAGAAGATAAAAAAGAAGTTAAGAAAGATGTTATTGGTAGTGATAAACCAGAACCAAATTTAGAAAATACTATCAGAAATATTTGGAATAAAGCAGCTAATGAAACAGCAGAAAGAGGAGACTCTAAACTGTTGCCTACAAGAAATGAAAGTGTAGATGACAAAGATAGCAAAGGTGCTTCTACAGCTAAAGTTCCACCAGTTGCTAAAGATAATAAACCTGGTGTTAAGATTGCAAAGATAAGATTGAAAAGAGATAAGATGGATGGTAAAGAAGGTGGTAAAGACCCAGCAGCACAAGAGAAACAAATTTTAACGTTGCAAGGTCAAGTAAATATATTAAAAGCAAAATTAGAAAATGAAAAAAATAAAGTAATTAAACCTGTTGCAGATAAAGAAACAGGAGAAGTTCCTTTAACAGTTGGACTAGCACAAAAACTTTTAAGAGATAAAGCAGAAAAAAAAGAAGACAAAGAAGACAAAGACGAAGTTAAAAAAGAAGCAGTAAGTCCTTACAAACTAAAATATGAAACTTTAAGAGCAAGACTTAAAGAAAAAGCAGAAAAAGCAAAACTTGCTAAAAAGAAAGATGAACCTACCAAAGGTAGAACTATGACTGGTAACCCTGCTTCAAAAATTGAAACTGATCCAGAGATAAGTTATACTAATTAAAGGAGGCAATTCAGATTATGCCTCTTCCTAAACTCTATTGTGATATGGACGGCGTATTGGCAGACTTTAAAAAAGGTGCCGAGAAAGCAACAGGAGTCCCTATCAACCAATGGATGAACCTCACAAAAAAAGAAAAATGGAACCCAATCAGAAATGATAGAACTTTTTGGGAAAGATTACCTTGGACTTCTGACGGTAGACAACTATGGAGCTATATTAAAAAACATAAGCCAGATATATTATCAGCGTATGTTAAGCGTGATATAGACCCGAACTGTATACCAGGCAAAACTAGATGGTGCAGAAGTCAATTAGGTTTAAGTGGTGCAAGAGTTAATTTAGTTTTAAGAAGTCAGAAACAAAATTATGCTCAAACAGGATACAGAAGTCCTGCAGTATTAGTTGACGATTATAAACCTAATACGGATGCATTTACAAGTCGTGGTGGTATAGGAATATATCATACTTCAGCGTCTAATTCAATAAGACAGCTAAAACAATTAGGTTTCTAACACACCTTTTTCTTATAAATATACACATATATTAAGAATTGAGTACTTTAACATAAAATATTAAAGGAGAGAATAATATGTCAAGTCACACTAATAAAGACGAAGCGGCTGGAGCACCCTTATGGGCAGTAGCGGCAATTAGATTGCCGTTTACTAGTGTTCACCGTACGAACCTTTTTAATGACGCAACTGCTGACAATTTCATCACAGGTGTTACTATCGGATTGTTTAATTACAAAGATAGTGAAGTATCAGATGGAAAAGTAGCTCACGCAGGTTGGAATTTAAAAACAACTGGTTCAGGTGGCAGAGCAGGTCGTGTATCACAAGAAACTCTTGTTGCATTGACTAATTCAGCTGACGCTTAATAATCAATAACGTAGGGGCAATCCTCTAGGGTTGCCCTTATAAATAATATTATGATGTAGGAATTACCTACAGTAGCATTCCCGAAAGGGTTAATAGGAGAAACAAATGGCAGATAAAAAAGTCACCCAGCTTACCGATTTAGGTAACGCAATAGCAAGTGTAGACCTGTTTCACGTAATAGATGATCCATCAGGCACACCGATAAACAAAAAAGTATCAGCGGCAAATGTATTTAATAACGTACCAACGTTTTTAGGTCTTGCTCAAGCATCCCAAACATTAACAGCAAATGGAGTTGATCCATTAGTATGTGATGTAGAAAGTGCGGTAACAGAAATTAACGCAACTACTGGAACAGGTGCAGTATCATTAGCAGATGGCACAAGCGGTCAAGTTAAAACTGTTATTAATACATCAACAGCAGGTACTAATGTAATAACTATAACACCAACAAATTTAAGAGGCGGAACAAATGTCGCTTTAAATGCGTCAGGTGAAACAGTTACTTTATTATTTAAAAATTCAAATTGGAATGTAATTGCAGGTCACGGATATTCAGTTGCATAATATATAATATAAGGAGTTAATTATGACTATAGGAATAGAGCAACTTAAATCAGAAGCACAAGGATTACAAGTAGATTTTGATAAGTTAGCAAAAAATATAAAGCAAGTTGAATTGGATTTAGGTCAGATGAAAGCAAATTTAAATGCTATCAATGGCGCTATACAACAAGTCAATAAGTTAATAACTATGGCTGGTGGTGGAACCACAGTCAAGAAAGATGATGTTAGTTTAGGTTAATCTAACAGGAAAAAGAAGATGATAAAAAAGTTTAAGATTTTTAATGAAGATAAAGACTTGGACGATTTTGAGGAAGAAGTAATCGCTGATTGTCCTGAAGAGGACACAGCAAAAGAAAAGGGAAAAGAAAAAAATGAAAACGTTTAAACAACACTTAACAGAAGACGGCAAGATGGTTGGCACAGCTACATCTAATGCTGTTGAAGATGGTAATTTAGGCGTACATAACGTTTCCGATCCAGAAGTATTAAATAGAGTTAATGCTTTTGTAGGTTCTATAGGAGATATGGAATACCTTAAACCACAACAAGCGGTAGATAGTTTGAGAGAAAAACTAAACCGAATTGGTTTAACAGTATCACCAGTTAATATGGAAGGAACATCTGGAAAAGTTAGTGCGAAAGTTAGTCAATTTGGTGGAAGGTTTGGAAAAGATACAGATGGTTCTGATTTAAATGATGATGGTATATCACACAAAAAATCTGGCGGTCTAAATTTAGAAGTTAATTATGAAACTTTGAAAAACGGTACATCAAAGGTCTACGCTAAGTTAGTGTAGGTCAAATGTTTGAGGAAATAACCAAAGATAATTGGTTGCTATTCGCTCAGCAAAATTATAGCAATCCTACATTGGAAGATAATGTAGAGTTTTTGGAAGATATAAAGAGATTTAAATATCTCAAAAGGTTATTTCGTAAGTATAAGACTACAGGTGATGTTAAAATAAGATTAATTATTAACCACATTGTAGTATTACAAAATGTCTTTGGTGCAGACGTAGCAATAACTTTGTTATTGTTTAAGATAGATAGAGAATATTGGTCAGTATTAAAAACAGTATTGAACTATCTTAAATTACTTTATGAACACGAAATTGGTGACGTAGAAGAAGATGAAAAGATAAAACAGATGTTAAAGGAACTATAATGGCTAGTAGAGCAGTAGATATGTTAATAACTTACCGAGTAGTTAAACTATTGGTAACACCTTGGGAGAAGCAAGAAGCATTTGCTAGAGGTATTATTGATAAGAACGGTAAAGTATTAAGACCTAATAAAGAATTGAAACATAATAAAGATAGAAAAGCATATACATATTTACATAGGTTTGTTTTTAATATGAAAAGACTATTTAAAAAAGTTGGATTAGGTAGTAAGTTTGGTTCTTTTTTCGCTGCTATGGCAATGGTTTTAAGAGAAGATAAACAGTTAATGGTACACAAAGACGCAATAGAAGCAGGTGTTGTTTCATATTTAAAAGAAACTAATCAGTATGAAACTATGTTAAATGAAGTAAGAGATATACCAGACATAGAAGATGAACCAGTAATGACTTGTTTAGGTGTCGGTATATATGAACAAAATAATAAACTAGTATCGGAGTATGAGTATGCCAAAACATTATAAAGATATGATGGACGAACTCATCAATAAGATTGATGATAAAGAAAAAAAAGAAGACGCACCAGCAAATGCAGTAGCACACGGTGGTGTAGATATGAATCCAACTGGTAAGAAAAGAGTTATGGGTACTTTAAAAAGAAAAGTACAAGAGAGTGAAGACAATAACAATGTTGTATTGAAAGGTGTTTATAAAGTGTTAAATAAACTTGAAAATAAGATTGATGAAATAAGTGGAGTTGTGAAAGAAGAAATTAAAATTGAAACACCTAAAAGAAAAAAAACTATTAAAGAAAAAGCAAGAGTATGAAAAGTTTTAAAGAATTTATAGGTACAACAGGTGTTAGAATAGGAAACTATTCAAATACACAACCTATAGCAAGTTTAGGTGATACACCACCTAAAAAAAGAGCAGGTGGAAAAAATGTTAGAGGTGTTGGACTACACGCTGCTTATACAACAGCAGTAAATCAAAGACCTTTTTTGTCTGCTGATCCAAAAGTAGAACCAAGAAATAAAAAGAAAGAAAATACTATGGGTGGTATGGTTCACGTAAGAGGTGCTCAACCAACATCTAGTATGAGAACAAGGAAGAAATAAATGGAACTAATAATAAGTTTAGCAATGAAGTTTTGGATGTGGACAATAGTAATTTTAGTTATTATAGCAGGATTAATTATCAATTTATTTGATAAGAAGAAACCTAAATGTCATAACTTTACATATAATAAAATGCCAGTTATGAGAGCGTTGCCAATAAGAACAAAAGGCAAAGGTTTTTTTAAAGGAATTCTTTTGTGGATACTCACTACAAGAAATTGGGAAATTGCAGAAGATTTTGAATACGAATTAAACGATATAAAATATACGATACCAGCTGGATTTAAATTTGACGGTGCAAGTATTCCAAAATTCTTGCATACATTTTTATCACCAGTAGGTGTACTTTTAATGGGCGGTTTGGTACACGATTATGCTTATAAATATCAAACACTATTAAAAATAAATAAGGCAGATACCCTTGGTGTTATATCTCAAAAAAGAGCAGATGAAATCTTTAGAGATATTAATATCGGAGTAAATGGATTCTATCTTATGAACTATCTAGCATATTATTCTTTAAGACTAGGTGGTTTTTTGGCTTGGAATAAGCACCGAAAAGTTGGTGCCAAGATAAAATAAAAAAGGAGAACCAATATGGGTTTTATAACAGGAAGACTAAAAGAACTAACATCATTACACGGTGGAGTATTAATAGGATTAGGCGTTGTAGTTTTGTTTTTCAGTCCAGTTGCTAAAATTGCTGCTTGGGCGGCAATTGCTTACGGAGCTTGGGCAGTTCTAAAGAAAGACTAGAAAGTTATGTTTGGTTATTTAAAAATGGCGATGGTAGTTGTGATGATTACAGGACTTGCAGGTGCAGGTATGTATGTAATGAAGTTACGATCCGATAATGCCATTTTAAAAGCGAATCAAATCAAATTGGAAGAAGCAGTGAGTTCTCAAAAGGAACTCATTGCTAAGCAACAAGAAGACTTTAAAGAAATTTTAAAAGCAAACAACAAGATGAACGAACTTGTTTCAGCTCTTAAAAAAGATTTAGATGATTTAGATAAAAGATTTAATAAAAAAGGTCGTGACTTTGGTAAACTCGCCATAGAAAAAACAGAAACTATACAAAGAATTATTAACGGTGCTAGTGATAAAGCAATCCGTTGTGTAGAGATAGCAGGTGGTTCACCACTTACCGAAAAAGAAATTAACGCAACTAAAAAATCAGAAATTAATAGGGAATGTCCAAGCATTGCCAACCCAAATTATGTACCGTATAATAATTAGTATCATTGCTGTTCTAATACTTACTGGTTGTTCAATTGGTGAGAAACAACTTAAAATATTTAAGTTAGAAGAACCTAGACAGAAATTAGATTTAGTTAAACCTACTATGCCTGAACTTGAAAAGTTGAGGTGGATTATAATTACTTCTGACAATGCAGAAGAAGTATTCCAAAAGATGGAAGAACAAGGACTTGATCCAGTACTATTTGGATTGAGTGATAAGGACTTTCAATTAATTGCAAAAAACTTTGCTCAAATAAGAGCACACTTGAAACACACTAATGATTTACTTGACCAATATAAAGAGTATTATGAACCAGATAAAAAAGAAAAGGAGAAGGAATAATGCCAATGGAATTTACACAGAATAAGTATGATCCAAACACAAAAAAGATTGTACAAAAAAAGATAACACCTAGAGCAAAAATAATAGACCTTGGCGCAGGTTTATTAACAAAGACTAAAGATATTAGTAAAAGTACTGTTGATATAGTTAAGAGAACAATTAATAGAGGAAAATAGATAATGAAAATATTATGTATATTATATGACGACCCTAAAGATGGTATGCCAAAATCATATCCAGTCAAAGACTTACCTAGATTGGAAAAGTATCCAGATGGTATGTCTTTACCAACACCAAAAACGATTGACTTTACACCAGGTGAATTACTTGGTTGTGTATCAGGTGAATTAGGTTTAAGAAAGTTTTTAGAAGACGCAGGACACACACTAGTAGTTACGTCTGATAAAGACGCTGAAGGTTGTACAGCAGATAAAGAACTAGTTGACGCAGATGTAGTCATATCACAACCATTTTGGCCGTACTATTTAAATAGAAAAAGAATAGAGAGTGCTCCAAATTTAAAGATGGCAATTACAGCAGGGATTGGTTCAGACCACGTAGACTTACAAGCGGCTATGGATCATAAAGTTGATGTAGTTGAAGTAACTTATTGTAATAGTAGAAGTGTTGCAGAACATATTGTTATGATGATACTAGCACTAGTTAGAGATTATCACAATCAACATAGAATAGTTAACGAAGGTGGTTGGCATATAGCTGACGCAGTTAAACGTTCTTATGACGTAGAAGGTATGCATATAGGTACAATTGCTGCTGGACGTATAGGTTATGATATGTTAAGAAAGATGAAACCATTTGATGTACACCTACATTACTTTGATAAGCATAGATTGCCAGAAGATAAAGAGAAAGAATTAAATTTAACTTATCACAATTCAGTTGAGGAGTTAGTTGCAGTATGTGATGTGATTAATATAAGTTGTCCTTTACATCCTGAAACTGAACATATGTTTAATGATGATTTAATTAGTAAGTGCAAAAAAGGTGCGTACATAATTAATACAGCAAGAGGAAAAATTTGTGATAAGGATGCTGTAGCTAGAGGATTAGAGTCAGGACAATTAAGCGGTTATGCAGGTGATGTATGGTTTCCACAACCAGCACCTAACGACCACGTATGGAGAACAATGCCTAACCACGGTATGACACCACACACTTCAGGTACTTCACTATCAGCACAAACAAGATATGCTGCTGGTGTAAGAGAAATACTAGAGTGTTTATTTGATGGAACAGAAATAAGAAATCAATATTTAATTGTTAAAGATGGAGACCTTGCAGGTATGGGTGCTCATTCTTATACAAAAGGAACAGCAACAGGCGGTTCCGAAGAGGCAACAAAGTTTAAAAAGTAATGGAAAAATGTAAAAATTGTGGCAGGGAAGCTCATTGTCCTGAAAAGTTAATGGAGTATACTACTACTAGTCCAGATGGATTACGAAATCAAAAGACGGTAACTATTATTTGTAGTAAATGTGATTGTTCAGTTTGTGAGAAACCAAGACCCAATGTGAAAACAGGAGATGAAATAGTACAGTAATGGATAGTGAAGCAGTATTAATGTTGAGTAGACTTTGGCCAATGCTAGTAGCATTTGTGTTATTGATAGTTACTTTGGCACAATCACACTATAGAATTAAAGTGTTGGAAGAGAAAGTTAAAGTAGCGTTTGAACTTATTAATAAGTTAACAGACAAAAAATGAAGACAATATATACCTTAGCGGGTGTTGTTGCAGTATTAGGAATAGTTATAGGGTTAAGTTGTTATTTGATATTAACATTTATTTAATAGAAAAACAATTAACCTTTTCTTTTTTACCTTTTACAGTAGAGATACCTAGTTTATAGAATTTAAATCCATCTGGTCTTGCCAATGGAACAAAGTCAATACCTTCAGCAGTATGTTGAGATATTACTATTGTAGTATCAAAATCTTTACTCTTACCTTCCAATCTACTTGCCAAATTAACAGCGTCACCAATAACAGAATAATCAAAACGTTGTTCAGACCCCATATTACCTACAAGACACTCACCAGTATTGATACCTATACCAATCTTTAAAGGTGGGTCAAACTCTCCACTCTTATTCATTTCTTCAACTGTTTTTTTCATTTGGGATGCAGATAGTACTGCTAGTCTTTGATGATTTGGATTGTCTAGGGGTGCGTTCCAAAATGCCATTATACAATCACCCATATACTTATCAATAGTACCACCATTTTTTAATATTATATCAGTCATTGCAGTCAAGAACTTATTAACATACTTGGTAAGTTTTTCTGGATTACCTTTCATAGATTCCGATATAGGAGTAAAGCCACGTATGTCTGAAAACAAAAATGTCATTTCTTTTCTTTCACCACCTAGTTTTAATAGTGATGGATTCTTTTGTAGTTTCTTAACCATATCTGGAGATAGATAGTGTTCAAATTGTTTCTTAATTTGTAGTCTTAATTTATTTTCTTTTGAATAGTTATTGTATGTTAACTGACCCCATACTACAGACCCTATTACAAGTGGACTGAACCAATCAGTTATGATTAAGTGTTGTGTCCATAGATAAGAACTTGCAAGTGTTAAATCAAATAAGTATCCACCAAACCATATCGCAGACCACATTACACCACATCTAGGTATAACTATGAGAAAGAATAGAGCACCTAATAGTATAAAAGCAAATTCACTATATGGTAACCAATAAGGTCTACTAATAAAATTACCTGACAATAAAGTTTCTGTACTGATTGCCATAATTTCGTGTGTGTTTTTTAATCCATTAGGAGTAGTAACAAATGTTGAACCTTGGAATGTTGTACCTATGAAAACTATTTTACCTTTTACAGATGACCAATCTTTATCGGTGTAATCTATTCTAGGAATATTATGTCTGAAATCAATCCAAATAGTATCTTCTGCTAAAGTTTTTGCATTAATAACTTTTAAGATAACTTCAGGTATGGATTTGTCAAGAGGTAGTTTTCTTATAGTGCCATCTATATCAACTGGTGCAGATACATTACCTATTGCTATTGCTTTACGTGAGATACTAATAAGATTTTTTACAGTATCGGTTTCAGTAAGTATGATTGGATATTTTGAAATCATTTTCAAAAACATTTCATCACCACCTAATCTATCTTTATGTGGGAAGACTACTTGTAAAACTACAAGAGCGGCACCATTTTTATATGCATTGATTATGACACGACCAAGTAAATCTCTCTTCCACGGCCATTGCCCATTCTTTTCTAATGCTTTGTCTGATATGTCTACTAGTACTAAACTCTTGGATTCATAATTCTTACCAAATGTTTGGTAGAAATCAAAGGTGTTTAGTTTTGCTGACTGTAGCAAGATAGGATTTGATATATATATTCCAAGTAATATAATCAACGTCAAATATACTGCCCACGTTTTCGTCAATATTTTAATCATACGTACTATTTAGTACAGATATCTTATAAATATATACATCAAAGAGAGAAGGAAAATGCGAATAATCATTACAATATTAGCAGTATTATCACTATATTCTATAGCAAATGCAAGTGAATTAACATTTAAGTTTGATAGTCCATCCTTTAGTGGGGAAGGAAAATCATCACACTATTTAACTGTAGAAAATATAGAGAAGACTCGTAAAGACGCTATAAAAGCAGCTGAAAAAGCAGCGGCTGATAAAGTCAAAGAGGATGCTAAAAATACAGCAGTAGCAAAATTCAAAGCAAATTTAGAATCAAGGTTCTATACAGCACTAGCAAAACAAATTACAACAAATATATTTGGTGCTGATGGTCTACAACAAGATACAGGTTCATTTACATCACCAATTGGTGGAGAACTTGTTGAGTGGACAACACCTTCAGGAACAGGTAACGTAGTAGTGACTGTTACTGAAACGGATGGAACAGTAACGACATTTACTATGCCGAAGGAAGATTAATGTTTAGAAGTATAGCAATATTTTTGTTAACATTATTGTTAGTTAGTTGTGCAGGTAAGCCAGACTTTGATGTTAGAAAACAAATACCAGCAGTTAAAAATTTAACTACAATAGAATCACCTGTCGGTGAACCTGTTGTAATTGCTGTGTATGATTTTATGGATTTAACTGGTCAAAAGAAACCAGGTGGCAATTATGCAACAATGAGTACGGCAGTAACTCAAGGTGCATATCAAATATTAATTAAAGCATTACAAGACGCAGGCGATGGCAAATGGTTTAGAGTAGTAGAACGAGCAAGTTTGCCAAGTCTATTACAAGAACGAAAATTAATACGTTCTACAAGACAACAAGTTGATGGTGATAAAGCACAATCTTTACCACCACTATTGTTTGCAGGTGCATATCTTACAGGTGGAATTATAGGTTATGATAGTGATGTAAAGACAGGCGGTTATGGTGCAAGAATTTTAGGTATTCAAGCACATAAACAATGGCGACAAGATGTAGTTACTATTATTTTAAGATTAGTTAATGTACAAACTGGTGAAGTAGTAATATCAATAGTAGTTGAGAAAACTATAATTTCAGGTGAAACTGGTGGAGATATATTCAAATACTTTGACGCTGATACATTGTTATTAGAGTTAGAGGTTGGTGTCGCAAGAAATGAACCTGTTACCTTTGCAGTAAGAAAAGCAATAGAAAAAGGTATAGTAGAATTGATAAAAGAAGGTGACGAAAAAGGCTTATGGGAAATTGAAAAGCCAGTTATTGTTGAAGAGTCAGACGCAGAAGTCATTACAGAAGAAAAGGTTGAAGTAGTTATAGAACAACAAGAACCTAATGTAGAGAAAACATACGAAGATTATCTATTAGAAAAAGAAAACCAAAAAGAAGAACGTAAGAAAAAGATTCAAGACGAGTTAAAAGAAAAGGAGAACACAAATGAAGAAAATGATAATGGCTCTAGTGATTCTTCTAGCGACAACGATTAATTGTCTAGCAGGAAATTCAGTATATATTTGGCAAGTTAACCAAGATGATGATGGTTCCATCTACATCAAACAAGATGGTACTGGTAATATGGTTGGGTTAAGCACATCATATCCTTTTTTAGTCAACGGACCAAATCTTACTCTTATAATTAAACAAATAGGTGACAATAATGTTGCTAAAGATAGCAACCATAGAGCATTTATGGGTTCTAATATGACCTTTGATTATTATGCTGTAGGTAGTTCCAATGTATTAAGATTAGATTTAGATGATGTAGGCGCAGATGGACACTATTATGACATTGATATTACAGGTTCATCAAACATAGTAGAGATAGATACAAATACAAGTGATGATGTACAGGATACACACCTTGATTTAGATATTGTAGGAGACTCAAATGATTTTTGGATGAATTCTCACGGTGATTCACACTTCTTATATGTATTGATTAATGGAGATTCAAATGATGTAGAATTTTATAGTAACAGAGCAGAATCAAAAGGTATGGTTGGTTCTGACAAGGCAAATATAATGATAGGTCCAGATGTTGCTTCTCACGGAATCTTTGCAGATGATTCAGGTAGTGAAGGTGCAACAATAGATTTTTACATTATAGGAAATTCTAATAGAGTACACACAGGAATTTGGGGCGAAAGTAACTACCAAGTTCACGATATCATAGGTGATTCAAATATTTTAGATGTTCACTCCTGTTGCACAGGTAGTCACGTAAGAATGATACAAAGAGGTGATGACAATTGGATGAAAACGGTTACTGTTGGAAACGATAATACATTTACTTACTATGCAAATGGTGATGATAATGTAGCAAAAGTTTATATCTATACAGATGACGCAATTGTTAACCTTAAACAACTTAATGATGACAACTATGCTTATCTTTATGTATCAGGTGATTCAATATACGACTATACTTTACACGTGAATCAAGACGGTAATGATAGTTGTACCTATTCATATAACAGAAACAATCAAACAGCAGATTATACTAATACGATAACTGGCGGGTGTTAAATGAAAGGGTTTGTCGCTTTCTTTTTAATATTTGGTACAATATGTTTATCAGGTGGCATAATCTGTACACTAATCCACAATTACTATCCAGAAAAATGGAAAAGAAAAGAAAAGAAGAAGAAATTTAAATGAAACTATTTCACAACACTTGGGAAAAGTGGGCAATAATAATTTGTGTTACTGTATTATTAATATTAGGCATATCATCAGCGAAAGCAAATGAATTATTAATGGCACACAATCCTATGTGTGGTATATGTCAAAACTTTTTACAAGAGGTAGGAGTTGACTATGAGTATGAAGATTTACCTTTAGTTATTATTAATTTATATAATCAACCTAACTGGTTTAAAGAAGCATATGCTGAAGGAAGAATTAAACCTATTAGAGGAACACCAACATTTATAATATGGAATGGTAGAAAAGAATTAACAAGAATAATAGGGTATGCAGATAAACAATCGTTTTATAATGATTTAGATGAGGTGTTTCAGAAATGAAAAAACTTTTATTCATAGTATCGTTTCTGATACTATTCACTACACAAGCATTAGCAGTTACTATTGGTTCTGTTTTTGATAAAATGGGTCAAACTTGGAACGAAAGAGATGGACGTACCGAAGAAGTAATTAAAGGTTACCTATTAGAAATGAACGATTTTCTCCAAACAGGAGAAGATGGTGGAATGATTTTACATTATAAAGATGATACTAAATTTACAATGGGACCGAATACAGAATTAATCATTGATGAATTTGCTTTTGATACGTCTGTTATACCAATTGAAATTGCAATGAACATATCAATTAATGTTGGTACATTTACATATGAATCAGGAGATGTAAAAAAATTAGGTGGTGAGGTTGAATTAGTTACACCAACAGCAACTATAACTATGCAAGGTACTGCCTTTTCAGGTACAGTAGATACTTCAGGTCAAACAACAATTACATTACTTCCAGATAGTTCTGGTGATGTAGGACAAGTAACCGTAACCAATGACGCAGGTTCTCAAACATTAACTAACGTATATACTTCTGTAACTGTAGTTGGTTCAGATGTTATGATTAAAACTCCATCAGCGTTGGATAACAATCAGAAAAAGAATTTGTTTGATATTGATAGTATTGATGATGATATAAAAAAGAAACACGACCAACAATTTGATAGAGCAGAAAACAATGAACAATTACAAAAAATGGAAGAAGCTATTATTTCTGAAGAGAGTTCAATTACAGAAACATATGATACATATGACACTACTTCCGATTTAGGTACTTCTGGAAGTGATGATAGTTATAGTTATGAAGAATCAGCAGTAGACCAAGCAGGAAAAGAATCGGAAGTTGATACTTCTTATTATGATGAATGGGAAGAAGATTTAAAAGATTGGGGATACATTGATGAAGATAATCAAATATCAGTATGGGATGCTACTGGTGAACAGAAAATGGATTGGGATACAGCTAAAACTATGTACGCTGAAATGGATCAAGCATACTTTGACGCAATAGGTTGCTCAGATTGTACTTGGGATACTATTAATTGGGAAGAGGTTGATTGGGATAAAGTTGATTGGGATGCTTATTATGATGAGTATAATGATACGTTAGAAAAATATGGATTAACTTCTTATGATGTAAAGGAAGAAGATGTAACTGAAACAGTTGAAGAAGAAGCAACATCAACAGTTGTTGGATACACTTGGGAAGATTTTGATTTATCAAATGAATATTATAATAATGCAGATTACATAGCGGCAGGTGGACCACCAACGTTAACAATAGAAAACTATTGTGATTATAATGGTTGGGATACATCTTGGTGTAACCAGAGTTATATAGATTATTTAAACGCTTGGTACGAAGACGATTGGACATTGTTTAAAGATTATGATAGTTGGGAAAAAGGAGCTAGAAAATTATTTAAAAAATGGTATGGTTGGTGTGGTACTTGGGACAAACCAGAGTGGTGTTCTGGACAACCTAAACCTTGGAAGATGGCAAGTTTAAAAGACAAATATGTTTCTGAATGGACCAATTCAGATTGGCAAAAATTTTATGACAATACATCTAGTTGGTGGTACACAGGTTCATATGATGATACAGGAGATGATTCTACAACATTGGAAGATGAATATAGTTATGAGGATGATTATGACATAGACGCTGAATTAGAATTATGGTTAGCAGATATAGATAATGAAAATGATTGTGTTAATTGGGGATACTATTGGGACAAAGCAAATGCTTCTTGTGGAACAGAATGGGTTGACAATTCAAAATCAGAAACGACAACAACAACTAGCGGTGAAATATTAAATTACACCACAGGAGATATTACTCAAACTACTACAACAACAGAAGGTGATGTAAAAACTTCTGAAACATTAACAGGAAGATATACAACAGGTAGCAACACTTATGACGCTGATGTTGATACGTCTGTTAGCGGCTACTCAATTATAAATAGATATAATGACAACCACCGTGCTTATTTAAAAATTGAAACTGCTGACGAGGCAGACGTTCAAATTTTACAAGATAAAGAAGCACAACACATTGATATTGGCAGCAGTTCCAGCCAAGAAAATATTACAATCATACAAACGGATTAATGAGTAGGTTAACAGCAATAAAAGAATTAATAAAGGGTTTCTGGTATATCTTTATCATAGGTAGACACCCAGCACAATTTAGACATTGGTACACCGAATGGTGGTTGCCAACACAATGGAGAAACGTATAATGGATTGGGGAACAATTAATTTTTGGTTAATAATGGGTCTATTACTCTATATGAATTGGAGTATTTACAAGTGGATAGATAGAGATTTCTAATGGACGAAAATAACGGAATAAAAACAAAAGTAGATATTGCTAAACTCAAAAAAGACGTTGAAGAATTTGATAGAATTCACAACCGTTTAGATATAGCAATAGATAAATTAACAGATGTATCATCATCTATTAAGTCTATGCTCGCAGTACACTCCGAAAAAATCAGCAGACAAGAACAAATTGATGAAGTCATATTTGAAAAATTGAAAGAAAGAGCAGGTGAAATTGACAATGTACGTAGAGAATTAACTAGAGAAATAGAACAAAGTGAAAAACGTTTATTATTAGAAATTAAAGCAATAAGAAACGATATTGGTGCTAGAGTTGGTATGTTAGAAAAATATAGATGGATTATATTAGGTGCTGCTATAGTAATAGGATGGATAGTATCTGGCAATTTCTCCGAAATTGTTAGGTTGATGAGCTAATAGAATACTCGTACCTTTTACCCGAGGAAAATAGCCTGGGTATTTTTTCTTCACCAGGTTTGCCGTGCAGACTTGACTTTTTTTGCGTTATGGTGTATATTATGAGATAGTGTTATGTCAAGTTATATAGATTTAAAGTATATTAATGCTATTTCTTCAGCATTAAGCCAGTTTAAAAAGAAGACAGATTATCTTTTCAATTTTAGGTGTCCACATTGTGGAGACTCACAGAAGAGTAAAACAAAAGCAAGGGCATATCTTTATAGAGTAAAAAATGATATGTTCTTCAAATGCCACAATTGTGGTATGGGTCAGAATTTAGCAAATTTCATTAAATTCTTGGATCCCAAAAAATACGGAGAATACTTATTAGAGAGATACAAGGGATCGGCACCATCCACGCCCCAGCCGAAATTTGACTTTAAACCAACAAAATTTAAAGAAACAAATTTATTAGATTCTTGTATTAAAGTAAGTACGTTAAAAGACGGACATCCTGTAAAGGAGTACGTAAAGAAGAGATTGATTCCTCCACAATATTATGAAATAATTTATTTTGTTGACAAATTTCACAATTTTGCCAATAAAGTGAAACCAGGGACTTTTAAAGAAAGTTATGAACACCCTAGATTAATTATTCCTTTCTTTGACGTAACTGGTCAGTTGTTTGCATTCCAAGGCAGAGCATTTGGAAAAGAACAACCAAAATATATTACTATTAAACTTGATGAAACAAAACAGAAAGTATATGGACTTGAACGTGTAAATTATCAAAAACATATTTACATAGTTGAAGGTCCACTTGATAGTTTGTTTTTAGATAATTGTTTAGCAGCAGGTGGTGCTGACTTAACATTGAGAGTGTCAAGTGACCAAGTTACATATATATTTGACAACGAACCTCGTAATAAAGAAATCATAAAAAGGATGTACGCTGTAATTGAAAAAAATTATAACGTAGTAGTGTGGCCAAATGACGTACAACTTAAAGATGTAAATGAAATGATAATGAATGGAATGAAAATAAGCGAGTTAAGAGATATCATAAGTAATAATACCTTTAGTAAATTAGAAGCGTTAACGAAATTAAACTATTATAAGAAATGTTAGGAGTGTGTAAATAAAAATGGTGAATGAAAATATTAGTGTGGTGAAACGAAATGGTAGAGGTAAGGAATCTCTAAACATTGAGAAGATACATCAAATGGTAGAATATGCGTGTGAAGATATAACGCAAGTTTCTGCTTCTTCTGTAGAAATGAATAGTGGTCTACAATTTTATGATGGCATATCAACAAACGAAATTCAACAAATCTTAATTAAATCAGCAAACGATTTAATCACTTTAGAAAATCCAAATTATCAATATGTTGCCGCTAGACTATTACTCTATAGTTTAAGAAAACAATTATTTCATAAAATGTGGGATCATCCACATATTTTTCAACACGTACAAAATGGTATAGACAAAGGCGTCTATGATAAAGAAATTTTAAATTGGTATGACAAAAAAGATTTTGATAGAATGGAAAATTGGTTAAATCACGAAAGAGATTATACTTTTACATATGCTGGGTTAAGACAAGTCATTGACAAGTATCTAGTGCAAGATAGAAGTACAGGACAAATTTATGAAACGCCACAATTTATGTATATGATGATATCTGCTACATTATTTTCACAATACCCAAAGAACAAAAGGATGAGTTATGTTAAAAAATATTATGACGCTATTTCACGTTTTAAAATCAATATTCCAACACCTGTTATGGCTGGTGTACGAACTCCTATTAGGCAGTATGCGAGTTGTGTCTTGGTGGATGTTGATGATACTTTGCCTAGTATCTTTTCTAGTGATATGGCAATTGGTAGATATACAGCACAAAGAGCAGGTATTGGCATTAATGTAGGTAGAATAAGAGCAATTAATAGTAGAATTAGAAATGGTGAAGTTACACATACAGGTTTAATTCCTTTCTTAAAGAAATTTGAAACTACCGTAAAGTGTTGCACCCAAAATGGTGTTCGTGGTGGATGTGCTACTGTTCATTTTCCTATTTGGCATAAAGAAATAGAAGATTTACTTGTTTTAAAAAACAATAAAGGAACAGAAGATAATAGAGTTAGACATTTGGATTATTCTGTTCAAATATCAAAATTATTTTATGAAAGATTTATTAAAAATCAAGATATAACTTTGTTTAGTCCTAATGATGTTCCTGATTTATATGAAGCATATGGAACAAA